TTGCTGCTGGAAACTTAAATATTCCGCACCATGATGATCAAAACATGACCAGATGGTATAGACCTTTAAGAGATGATAATGGAGTTGCTATGACTGTTTCAGATCATTTCATTTTCACCGCTACAATACAAGGAGTCTCATCATCTAGCCCACCACCTTTTGGTTTTGGTTGCGGACTCTCTCTTAAGCCAACAGAGATAGGCTCAGATTCACAAAACAGCCAAGGGTTTATGGGATTTTTCTTCTTTCACAAGCTTTCTTCAGCTACTGTAGGACTCAACAACGCCTATATTTCTAATATTGTTTCCGGTGGTGGTGCGATTGCTCAAACTTTTACTACATCAAGTTTACCTACTTTATCATTAAATTGGCAAGGTGGTACCGTTGGCGGTAATGTACGCAGAACCCATGTTACCATTGCCCATAATGACTACAACAGCAATTTACAAACTAGAAATGCTATAACTATCTCTTCTTCTACCGCGCCGCTTTATTTACAAATTGGTTTAGGCGCTAGATATAATTCATCAGAGAGCCTATCAGGCGCACAAATTAAACAAAAAATAAAATTCAAGGTTATAAAACTTAAAAAATGAAAGCAATAGATCAGATAATAGATGAGCATACCCTTTTTCAAGGGTTTGAAATTGATGGTAAAAAAATACAAATTTGTATTTCTCACGACGAAGTGGCTGCATTATTGGCAGCATATGACCCAAATGATTTTAACTCTCCTGACATAGTAACATGCAGAGCACTAGCAAGACTAATTTTAGATGCCCTTAACTCCTAAAACAAAGTATTTTGCTTTTAGTTTCTTAACATACTAATTAAATTGAAATAGTACTATTAGGAGTATATTTGATGTCATCACTATTAGAGCAAGCCATTGTTGATGCTAAGGCTTTAAAAGAAGCAGCACTCAAGAATGCAGAGGCTTCCATTATTGAAAAGTATTCTGCAGAAGTTAAGTCAACTTTGGACGAGCTTCTTGAGCAAGATGAGACACCACCAGGAATGGAAGGTGATTTTGCTGATCTCGGAGGACTTGGTGTTCCCCCAGAACAAGGTGCAGAAGAGCCTGCCATGGCTGAAGCCGCAGAACAAGACGAGGCGCTTTTTGAAGATGAGTCAAAAGTTACTCTCTCTGCAACTGATGGTCTTGATGAAGGTGATGTTCGCCTTAACAAAGAAGACGAGACCGTCCCCGTCACAGTAAACCTTGATGCTCTCCGTGAGGCGATTGAGGAGCTTGAAAGCCAGCTTGACGAAGACGAAGAAATTGATCTTAATGAAGAAGATCTTGCTTCTCTGTTCGAAGAAGAGTCTGAGGAACTTGACGAAGAGATTGAGTTGGCAGAAGAAGAAGTTGATCCTCTTGATGCTATGGCTGATGCCATTATGGAAAAACTTAGAGTTGATACTGGTGCAGATCTCCCAGGATGGGCTGGTTCAAGATCAGAAGAGAAGAAGTATCAAATGGAAAGAGGGCTGGCCGCAAGAAAGTCAACTGGTGTTGATGAAGAAATTGCAGCCATGAAGAAGGCTCAGGAAGACCTTGTCTTCGAAAATAAGAATTTAAAAACAAAGATTACACAAATGGCCGAGCTGCTTGGACAGGCAAAAGACAACCTTCAGGAAGTCAATGTCTCCAACGCTCGTCTACTATACACGAACCGTGTGCTTAGAAATACCTCCTTGAATGAGCGACAAAAAACTAAGATTGTCGAAGCTATTTCCAAAGCTGGTTCGGTTAAAGAGGCAAAGACCATATTTGAGTCACTTGAGAGCACAGTGGCGTCTACACCTAGTCGTAGACCACAATCACTTAGCGAAGCGATCTCACGTCCTAGCCAATTAATCCGCGCTTCTCGCAATGTTGATGAGAAGCCTGTCGATCCGTTTACAGATCGATGGAAAAAACTAGCAGGTATTTAACATTATATAAGGAGGTATAAATGTCTGGACTATTAGAAAGATTGACTGAAGGCGTAGTCAATCGTGATATGAGAGCAGAATCTCATGCCCTACTCAAGAAGTGGGAACGCACCGGCCTTCTCGAAGGCCTTGACTCAGAAAGAAACCGTAACTCAATGGCTCGTCTCCTAGAGAACCAAGCCAAGGAACTTCTTCGTGAGTCTAACACCATGTCCGGTGGTAACGTCGAAGGTTTTGCAACCGTCGCTTTCCCAATCGTTCGTCGTGTTTTCGCTGGTCTTATCGCAAACGATCTAGTCAGCGTTCAGCCTATGAGCCTACCATCAGGTCTCATTTTCTTCCTTGACTTTACTTTTTCACCAAACCTTGGTGAAAGTGGTTCACAGTCAAGCCGTTTCGGTAACACCACCACTCAGGGCGGTGCTTCTGTTTACGGCACCGATAAGGTTGGTTCTGGCGTTATCGATGGTGTCAACATCGTTGATCCGCTTAGTGGCTCTAACCTTTCAGGTCCACGTCAAATGGTTGGTTACGCTTACGCTTCCCCAACTGGCTCAAACGCTGCAGCTTTCAGCTCTGGCGCTACTGCTAAGGGTAGACACCTTGCTACCTTCCACCTTGACGGTGACCTAAGTGAGACAAACCTTAAGTACATCAAGTATGACCCTGATCTACTAACTCTCACTACTTCTGATGATCAAATCGCCATGGTGTTTGAGCTTGCTGAGTCACTTCACGACAACGCTGACCTTGATAACCTAGCTGCATTTGACATTGATGGTACTGCCCTTCTTGCCGAGGTCGTTGCACAAGCTTCTGGTACACCAAGCGCAGCTAAAGTTATTCGTAGATTGACTTCACTTGTTTCTGCTTCTGATGCATCAACTGGTGTTGCCTCTGTTCGTTACATTGTAGTTGCTGCTGGTATCTCTGCTGCCACCGAAGATGCTTCTGCTGCTGACCTTAGTTCTGGTTTTGCAGCCGGCAAGGTTACCTATCCTGAGAGAGATGCTATTACTGTTGGTGGTGCTCCTATTGGCGCAATCGGCGGTTATGACTTCCCACTTGAAGGCCAGGGAACAATCCCAGAGATTGACATCAAGGTTGACTCAATTGCAGTTACCGCTCAGACCAAGAAGCTCAAGGCCAAGTGGACCCCAGAGCTTGGTCAGGATCTTAACGCTTACCACAACCTAGATGCTGAGGTTGAGCTTACCCAGATCCTCTCTGAGCAGATTGCTCTTGAGATTGACCGTGAGATCCTTGCTGACCTTGTAAACGGCGCTACTGCAGCTACTTACTACTGGTCACGCTCCCCAGGTCTCTTTGTCAACCGCGAGACTGGTGCTGAGCTTGGAGCTACTGCTGCTTCCCCTGACTTCACCGGTACCGTTTCTGAGTGGTACGAGACCCTTGTTGAGACTATCAACGATGTCTCCGCTCAGATTCACCGCAAGACTCTTCGTGGTGGTGCTAACTTTGTGGTTCTTAGCCCAGAGATGGCAAACATCCTTGAGTTTACCAGTGGTTTCCGTGCCGCTGTAACTCACGATGATGAGTCCGGTTCAATCGGTGCTGTCAAGGCTGGTTCACTCAGCAAGAAGTTTGATGTCATTGTTGACCCATACTTCCTACGTAATGTCGTTCTAGTCGGTCGTCGCGGTAGCAGCTTCCTTGAAAGCGGCTACGTTTACGCGCCATACGTCCCACTACAGACTACTCCAACAATCTTCGGACCTGAAGACTTCGTACCACGTAAGGGTGTCATGACCCGTTACGCGAAGAAGATGGTTCGTCCAGATATGTACGGTCTCGTAATTTGTCGTGGTCTCCTTGGTGAGTCTGGCTCCTGATAGCTAGTCAATACTGACTTTTAAGCCCCCGGCCTTGTGCCGGGGGTTTTTTGTTTACAAAAAGCGTTTAACAGAATATACTACTATTTATTATTGAATTACGATGATGAACATCGAAAATTAATCATATTCACAAGGAGATAGAAATATGGCTAAAGTAGCAAGAGCGGCGAGAAACTCCTCGCTTATGAGAGTTGAAACACTAGGAAATGGTACAAGTGCGGCAACTGCGAAGACTATCGCTTCAGCAGAAACAGGTGAATTATATTTCATTGACCACAATCATGCCAGCAACCTAACCATTACACTACCAGCTATGAAAGCAGGTGCATATCTTAAGTTTATTTGGGTGACCGCAATGGCTGACAACACAGCGAGAGTTGTGTTCAACAGCGCTGACAACACCGCTGGTGACTTTGCTGGGACTATCATAGAGCAAGTTGCAAATGGTTCAGATGGGGCAACAGCTACTGAAACTGCTGGGTCTCATGATATCTTGACCATTGGTTCATCCAATGACACTTCGATCGGCTCATGGCTTGAGGTCGTTTGTGACGGCTCAACTTGGCATTGGACCGGGTGTATTATTGGTGCTGCTGTCGGCAACGCTGTATTCTCAACTTGATAAGAGGTAACTAATGGGTCGTAAAGCAAAACGTGCTAGAGTACTAGCCAGAAAAGCCAGATTGGAAATGAAGGCTGCTGGTGTTGTCGAAGAGGCTCCAGTAGTCTCCGAACCTGTTGTTGAAGAGGTCGCGGCTCCCGAGCCTGTTGTAGTAGAAGAACCTTCTACTTTAGCTCCTCAAGTAGAGCTTGAGGTAGTCGCAGAAGAACCTGTCGTTGAAGAGGCACCCAAGCCTAAGAGACGGAGAAGGCGCAGAACAACTAAGGCAAAAGCCAGTGAGTAAACTTCCCCCCGCTTCGGCGGGGGTTTTGTTTAGGCCTCCACTATTTAGTTAGTAAACAGGAGGCTTTTATATATGCCCACTAACCTTTCTCCATCTTCTACAGTAAGTGCTATCATATTGCCTGTCACAGGTTCTCCAGGTGATGTGGCAGCAACCCTGCCCTTTGGTGTTTATAGCAGCTCAGCACAGTTTCTAAGCGGCGCATCAGACCAAGTTGCATACACTTACAAAAAGCTTGGCGGTGATGTAATTGATATTGAACTGACCGTTGGTAATGTCTACTCTGCTTATGAAGAGGCAGTACTGGAATACTCCAATATTATAAACTCTCATCAAGCAGCCAACGTTCTTTCAGATGCCCTTGGAAACGACACAGGATCTTTTACCAGTAAGGGTGAAATGTCAGCCGGAACAAATGCCGCACTGAAATATCCTAAGTTTCAAATTGCTCAGGCAAGAAGAGTTGGTGACGCAATCGCTACAGAAGCTGGCTTTGGTGGAACTACTAGAATGTATTCCGCATCCTTTGCTCCTGTAAAGAATAAACAAGTATATGATTTACAAAACATAGTGAACTCTGCGTCTCTCTCTGGGGTTGATGATGCCGGCAACGCTGTTCCTTTCTCAGGCTCAGTGAGTAATAAAAGAATTTTCGTTAATAAAGTTTATTACAAATCTCCAAGAGCTATGTGGAGATTTTATGGTTATTATGGTGGTTTAGGTGTTGTTGGTAATGCATCGACTTATGGACAATACGCCGATGATTCTACTTTTGAAGTTATACCCTCTTGGCACAACAAGCTCCAAGCGATCATGTATGAAGATTCAATTTATACAAGAACCTCACATTATTCATATGAGATTATGGATAACAGGCTAATCCTTTACCCAACTCCTTCTAATGATAATCTGTCTGGTGTTGATCTAAACCGAATTTGGTTTAGGTTCTATGTTCAAGAAAATGCGTGGGAAGATACCGAATATGATTCAGGTGTTAAAGGTGTTAACAACTACAACACATTACCATTTGCGAATATAACATTTGAAAAAATTAACTCGATGGGACAGCAGTGGATTAGAAAATATGCTCTTGCAATCTCTAAAGAAATGCTTGGTCAGATTAGAGGTAAGTTTGGGAATACCGTTCCAATCCCAGGCCAGTCTGTCAACCTAAACGCAAATGAGCTTCTCTCTCAAGCGAAAGAAGAACAAAGTAGTTTACGTGACAAGTTAATAGAAATGCTTAAAACAATGGAATATAAAGAACTTGCCAAGGCAGATAAGGAGCGTATTGATGCCTCTGTTGATGTTCTTGCTAAGATTCCAAATCCAATATTTGTGGGGTAATAAATGTCAGATAACGAATGGTCAAGACCCAGTAGTCCTCCACCCCCATTGTTTCTTGGGGAGAAAGAACGCAATTTAGTAAAGCAAGTCAATGATGAATTAATAGAAAATGTCATCGGCCAGCAGATTCTTTATTATCCTATCGATCTTGAGACCACCGACTATCATCCAATCTATGGAGAGGCACAAACAAAGAACTATCTGGCTCCAATTCGCATTTATGCCCTTGTTGAGTGGACCTCTTATGCAACAAGCTACCTTGATGGCGTGGGAATTGATAAAGAAAACTCTATTACAGTAAGCTTTCATAGACGAAGACTGGTCGATGATCAAAACCTTTTTGTTAGAATTGGTGACTTTGTTCTCTATGGTGACATTTATTATGAAATTGTAAAATTAGAGGAACCTCAAAAGCTTTTTGGTCAAGTTGATCACGACTTTGAAATCAAAGCTCTATGTAAGAAGACAAGAAAGGGACTATTCAATGGCTGAAGGCACACCTGTTATGTACAAATCCGATCTTGAAGATGTCGATACAGCAATGTATGAGTACGTTGACGAGAGATTTAATCTTTTTTATAAAGAAGGGGGTGTAAATCAGACTAAGGTACCTGTAATTTACCTCACAAACGAGAGAACTTTTCAAATAAAAAGCGATTTAGACATTAGAGACCAAGATGAGAAGCTTATACTTCCAATTGTTACAATAAACAGAACTTCTGTTGTCAAAGATCCTAATAGAAAGGGCGGCTTCCAAGCACATTACTATGCTGAAGACTCTTCTGGCAATGTTGGTAGGCGTGAAGTCCTCAGAAGAGTCAAACAGGATAAAACTTCCAACCTATCTAACGCTCTATCACAAAAAAGAGGCGGTACAAGCAAATTAGCAGCCGATCCTTTCAATAGAAGAGCGACAAAAGAGGTCATATACGAAGTTTTCACCGCCCCAATACCTATTTTTGTAAATATAGATTACAAAGTAACAATAATGACAGAATATATTCAGGAAATGAACAGCCTTGTTCAACCCTTTATGACAAGAACAGGACAAATCAATTCTTTTGTTATGAGAAGAAATGGACACCTGTATGAAGCATTCATTGATCAGAACTTTACACAAGAAAATAACGTATCAAACCTTGGAGAAGAAGAAAGAAGGTTTAAGACCGAAGTGTCAATAAAGGTAATAGCTCCTTTGGTCGGTGAGGGCGAAAATGACAACAAAAATCTTATTGAAAGAAAAGAAACTGTTTCTCGCTACTACTTCCCCTCTGAGAGCACTATTTACCAATAACAGTTTTATTGCTTTTCATATCACACAATACTACTTACTTTGAAATCTTTCATGAATGGAGTTATTAACAATGGCAGAAAGAACATTTAGATTTGTCTCCCCCGGTGTGTTCATCAACGAGATTGATGAATCCGAAATACCAAGAGCAGCAGCGGCAATCGGACCTACCGTTATAGGTCGCTCAAGAAAAGGCCCAGCCTTTCTTCCAACCAGGATTCAATCCTTTGAGGAGTTCGTTAGTCTTTACGGAATGCCCGAGCCTGGAGCCACAGAGAACGATGTCTCTAGAGGATACAAGAACACTGGTCCTACTTACGGTGCTTACGCCGTAAAGGCTCACTTAGCAGCAGCACGAAACTCTGGTGTTCCTGTCAACTTTGTTAGAGTGCTTGGTAAAGAAAACACAAACGCCACAACTGCCGGTAAGGCTGGTTGGAACATTCCAGATGGTGATGCAACCGGTACTGGTGGTGCTTTCGGCCTTTACATGTTCCAGTCCTCAAGTGCCGCTGTTGCTGCTGATGGTACACTAGCTGCTATTTTCTACTGCTCTGGCTCATACCCAGTACTCAGAGGTAGAACTCTTAGCACTGGTTCTGCTGGCGTGATTACTTCTTCTGCCGGCCTTCTTCTTGAACCAGAAGGTGCGTCAAGTAAGTTTCTTACAAAAGTACAGATTTATAAGGGCGGAACGGGTCGTGTCCACACAGATACCCTTCTTGACTCTGCTGAGTTTGATTTTGATCGCACATCAGCAAACTTTATTAGAAAGAAGTTTAACACAAACCCAGAGCTTACTAACGATGCTCTCTACTCATCTTCAGATCTAAAGTATTACTGGCTTGGAGAAACCTTTGAAGATGCAGTTTCCAGTATTGTTGGAAGCACTGCACAAACTGGCGACGTTAAGACACACTCTGTTATTCTAAGAATGAAGAGCGGTTCTGTTGGCTATCACGATTTCCGCAAAGAGCATCAAGATGCTGAAACTGGCTGGTTTATTAGTCAGGATACTGGGCCTCGTGCTAGCTATGCACCACAAGATATGCAAAAGCTATTTAAGCTTGTTGGTCTAAGAAACGGTGAGTCAGTACAAAAAGATATTGTAATATCAATTGAAAGAATCAAGAAGAGCGTCAGCGATGCCGATCCATATGGTTCATTCTCAGTAGTCGTTAGAGACGCAAAGACCCCCCCAAGACCAGATACATCTACAGGCGTCTTAGAAAGATATGATAACTTAAATCTTAATCCAGCTTCTCCAAACTTCATTGCCAAGAAGATTGGTGATATGACCTACACATACGACTACACTAGAAAGGTCTGGACTGCATCCGGTGAATACCGCAATAACTCACTTTACATTAGAGTTGAGCTAAATGATTCAGTTCGTCAGGGCACTCTTGCAAACAAAGAGTCTCTACCATTCGGTGTCTTTGGACCACCAGTACAGAGAGATTCTGCCCAGTTCCAATACAAAGGTACTCGCCACACTCAAGATACAGCAGAAAAGGCAAAACTTGCTGATCTAGTCATCAACGCGGCAGCAAGCACACTACCAGGAGCCCCGCTTGTAGGCGGCTTCCCTGGCATAGCAACATTCCCTTTCATGGTCGGCGGCCTAACCTTATCTTCCAACGAGGATGCTTGTCCTTTCACTGGTTCTATCAAGTTCCCAACAGTCCCACTAAGAGCAAACGCCCTAGACGGCAAGAACAGATTTAGACCAAGAAGACCAACCGATGCCTACTTCGGTGCAGTTCAGTACGGCGCAGATGGAAAGCAATTGCAGGGAATTTCTGATTACCTATCCACACTTCCAGTTGGTCTTGGTACTGATGATGATACAATGCACCCATCCTGGGTTTTCTCACTCGATGACATCAAAATTGATGTTGGCGAAGGAGTATATGTATCAGGCTCAAGAAAGGCGGGTACTTCACTAACTGCTAAGTCTTCCTCTTACGAGCAGGTCCTTGATGCTGGATATGACAAGTTCATGACTTACCTACATGGCGGTTTTGATGGATTCAACATTACTGAAACTGAACCTCTTAGAAACAGCACCATGCCAAATGGAACCGCTACTGTCAAGAATAGCTCTGCTTTCAACTCACTTGATGTTGCAATTGACACGGTTGCTGATGCTGAATCACACGACACCAACCTCATGGCTATGCCAGGAGTTACTCAAAGAGAACTCACTGAAAAGCTTATCAATGTTTGTGAGGAAAGAGGCGATGCACTTGCCATGATTGACCTTGATGGCGTCTACTTCCCTGCATCTGAAGGTAGTGCATATATCAGCCCTGCTGCAAGAAGAGGTACTGTCGCAACTGCAAGAACCAACATGATTGATAGAGAGATTGATAGCAGCTACGGTTGTGCATACTACCCATGGGTTAAGATTCTTGATACTGCAACTGGCAGACAAGTTTGGGCCCCACCTTCTGTCGCAATGCTTGGTGTCTTCGCTAACTCCGAGGCTGAATCAGGAGCAGTTTGGTTTGCTCCAGCCGGATTCAACAGAGCAGGTCTAAGTGATGGTGCTGCTGGTATTCCAGTTGTCGCAACTTCACAGCACCTACTTTCTAAGGATAGAGACACCCTCTACGAGAACCGAATCAACCCAATCGCTCGCTTTACTGGTGATACCATTGTGGCCTTCGGTCAGAAGACCCTACAGCAGAAGGCAAGTGCGCTTGACCGCATCAACGTCCGTAGACTAGCCATCTTCCTTAAGAAGGCAATCTCTGTAGCTGCAAACACTGTCCTCTTTGATCAGAACGTTCAAACAACTTGGAACAAGTTTATTGCCGCTGTCAACCCAATCTTAAGTTCTGCACAGGCAGGTCTTGGAATTACCGAGTACAAACTCATCCTTGATGAAACTACTACCACTCCTGACCTAATTGATCAGAACATTCTCTACGCAAAGGTCTTAGTCAAGCCAGCTAGAGCAATTGAATTTATCGCAATTGATTTTGTTATCGCTTCAAGCGGTGCATCTTTTGCAGACTAGACTAATTAATTTGTAAATAGGAGAAATACAACAATGCCATTCTGGAGCGCAGATTATAACGGGACCGGTACAGACCCAAAAAGAAATTTTCGGTTCTATGTTCAGATAACAGACACAGCCGCTAGCGGTGGAGAATCAATTATTTGGTGGGCTAAGGAAGTTAGTAAGCCCTCTTTCACTGTTAACGTGGCTGAGCACTCTTATCTTAATCATAAGTTTAAGTTTCCAGGTACTGTTACTTGGAATGACGTTGAACTAACTGTAGTTGATCCACAGGAAGTAGATGCTGCTTCACTTTTGTCTGGTTTATGGCAAAAATCTGGGTATGTTATTCCCGCTGCAGGTGATACCAGCAATCTCTCCACTGTTTCAAAAAGTGGCGCTGTTACTGCCCTTGGTAGTGTGGTTGTTACCCAGGTTAATGCTGCTGGTGATCCTATTGAAACCTGGACCCTAGCAAACGCAATGTGCAAGGGAATTACTTATGGTGATACAATTGCATATGGCAACGATGAGCTTACCACCTACAAGCTATCATTAGCTTATGATTATGCAACCATGCAAGATGCAAGCGGTCAAAGCTTCTTTGGCACTGGTTCCTAATTTAGATTTTCTCACAATATTGAGGTGACACTTGAGAAACAATATGGATAGAGTCGGAGCATCCGGCTCTCCCTCCCCTGCTGGCAAAATGACGGCAGAGCAACTTGCGGAAAAACTATCATTTGTTACTCCTACAGAACATGTGGAGTTGCCTAGTCGTGGGCTTTTCTATCCTCCGAATCATCCTTTACATGGTGAAGAGACAATAGAAATCAAGCACATGACGGCAAAAGAAGAGGACATTCTTACTTCTCGTTCTCTTCTTAAGAAGGGTATTGCTATTGATAGAGTATTAAAGAATATCATTCTTGATACCAATATCGATGCAAACACTTTACT